TTTTTCCTCCTATTTTTTGGATTCTTTTAGCTTTTTAAAGAAAGGTTGTAGTTCTTGTACAGCATCTTCAATAGTTTTTTCATTGATAAAAATACGAAGTTTAGCAGGTAACTTTGAAACAAATTCTTGGACTGCTTGTTTTTTTAAAGCACCCAATCCTTTTCCTTCAAAACTAACCTCAGCTGCTACTACTTCTTTTATAACAGCTTCTTTTCCACTGTATCTCCATTTTAATATAAGATATACTACCCCTGCTACCAATGTTTCCAAGACTTTCCATAATAGTTGTTTATCCATTTTTATTCCTCCTATTTTTTGATTTTTTTAAACTCTTCATCGGATAATAATTCAAAATGTGGACCATCATAACTTCCTCTTTGAACTTCATCTTTTGTACTTCCATTTAAGTTCCAATCTGCTCCACGCCTTGCTTTTATCCCTAATTCTTTTGCACATTCTAAAAGAACTTCTCCAATTTTATTAAATTTTTCTGTATCATTCCAATCTTCTTGTTTAAATGGATATGGAATAAAATCAAATGCTCTACTAGGTGTTTCACAATGCTTACTATTCATTATTTTTGAAAAACCTTGTTTAACTTTTTTTCTCTGTTCTTCTAGTGTTCGATGTCCTTCAATTATTGTGAAATCAATTCTTTGTATAGCAAGATTTGCTATTTTTACTAAATCTGGATGACACCCTGCAAGATTGTCTAAACTTCTTTTACTAAACTTCCCCATTTTTCCTCCTTTTATTTCCACTCTATTTTCTCAATTTCTTCTGCTGATTTAGCAGTAGATAATTTTATAGATAACTCACCAAATTTATCAAATATTTTATCTTTTCTTTTTATAAACTCTGTTAGAACATTCATTATTTGAGCATATGTAAAAGTTTTTATACTATTATCTGCAAGTATCCAGTTTCTTGTATCTGTTTCTGTAACTTCTCCTGTGCCTAAGATATAATCAACTTCCCAAAAATTATCTAAATCATCTTTTCTAACTTGAAAAGTATCTCCATTTACTGTAATATTTTCATAAAGTTTTTGTATTCTAATACTTTTCAATTCTTCTCTTTTAGTATTTTTTACCTCTTCCAAATTTACAACCCACTCACTATTCTGCCATTTATGATATTTTGAAGGTTTTTCAATTTTTAGAAGTTTCTTATTTTTTATAACTTCTCCTTCCTCTAATGTTACCTCTATTCCTGCCTTGATTTTTTCTTCTTTTGTCATTTCACGAATAGAATCAGCTTCAACAATTGGATACTGATAATTAATATCTGTAATTATCATATTTTTTGAATAATCTTTATAATAAGAAGTTGGATTTTCTTTTACTTCTTCAACTGTATTAGCGTATACAGAATATACTTTTTCTGTACCTTTATAGAAATTTATTGTTTTCATTTTTTATTCTCCTTTCATTTTTTATTAGGATACTTATTTCATCATAAGTGAATCTGTATAGATTGGAAAATCTATTTAATTTTGAATATAAAGAAAACTGGGAAACAATTACAGGCTGTGTAAGTATGACATCCCAAATTATTAAACTTTCAGGTGTTATGATACAGATAAATACTTATAATTTTGATAGAATTATAAATAAAACTAGATTAACTTTTCCAGTAACATTTAAAGGGGTTCCTTTTGTTACTGTAACAGATAATGATTTTTCTTTGACAGAATCAAGTTCAAACTATCGTATTGGTTGGAGTACAAATAATTATGTTGATGTATCTGGACTCAATGCAGGTTTTATGATATTTGCTATTGGACGTATATAGTCTATTAAATAGCTAAATTAAATTGCTCCAACTACTAGCATTGTGAAACCACCATTAAACCCCTGAACTTCTACGGAATCCAAACTAGTCCAATTGATTCCAAGAGGTCCAGGTGGAGTTGAGGCAGTATCATTATCTTGAAATGTTACAAATGGTGATACTTTATATTTAATTGGAAATTTTATCGTTGTTTTTCCAATTACTTTAGAAGTTTCAACTATTATACTTGTAATTGCTAATTTTCCAACTGTATATACTCTAGCTGTAATACTTGTTACATCTTTTATTTGAGCATAATTATTAAACTCTCTATATGTGTAGAAATTTTCCAATCTCTCAAAAAGTGAGTAAGAGTCAAACGGAACATAATTATTAACATTTGGAGATATGTCACTATTATTATTTTTACAAATATATAGCTTTTTTGTGTTATTATCCCAGTATGATTTTCCTGCTTCTTTTTGTCCAGCAACATTTAAAATTCCACCATAGTCTTTTCCTGTCATTTGTGTGAATTTATTACCTTCTAAAACAGTATCTTCAGAAACTCCAAATGGTTTATTAAAAGCAGTTTCTTTTGTTGTTATTGCTGGTTCTTTTCCTTCATTACTCTTTTTTATTTTTAAAAAACTATCCTCTATTTTTTCCCAACATTCATTCCAAAATTCTCTGAACTTACCTTTATAGTTCGCCTTCCAAACTGGTAATTTTAGTTCTTCTGTTACTTTTTCAACTTCTAACCGACCTTGTGGATCCTCTATCCATTTTGCCATTTTTACCTCCTTGAAATTTTTAACTTCTCTATATCTTCAAGTTTCATTTCTTCTAATTCTGTTAAAGTATACATTTCAATATAGTATTCTTCCCTAGCAATAGTTATCTTTTCAATTTCTTCCAGTGTCATTTCATGTAGCTCAGAAATTAGATAATCTTCTATGTAAATTCCAAATTTAACTTCAAGACCTACTCCAGCAGCTTTTATTTTCCTAACCACCTTAAAAATTTCTTGTTTATCTAATTTTTCTGGGATACTTATAAGAATTTTAGCTGACAGTTCAATTATTCTAAATTCTTCCTTATTTAGCTTAAAATATTCAGATAAAATTCTTTGAATTTCTTCAGGACTTCCTAAAAATTGTAAAAGTGAAATTTCAAATTTTAGTATTCTTCTGTATTCTTCATCAGAAAGTCCATTTCTTAAGACTTTAAAATTTCCTCCTAAGAGGTCTAAAAGATAACCCTTACTTTTATCTATATCATTAAATAAAGCTAGTTCGTTAAACATTTTTCTAATGTTCAAATGCTTTTCAAAGATAATTTCAAACAATTTTTTTACATAAATTGTATTATGGTATATATGCGGGATTCTATCCAAATTCAACTCATAACCACTATTGTTACATTATTTTCATTTCCAATTGCAACTTCTTTTTTAGACAAAATATAATCAGTTTCCCGCTCACTGTATTTAGTGTCTCCTAGCTTCAATCTCAATGTTTTTATTCCACTTGTGTGTTTATATATTTCTCCAATTAATTTATACAAATGAATCGTTCCAGCAGGCTCTATTTCTGATAAATAATT